TCTCCTGTCAAAGCCGGGGGAGGGCAATCTGGCCGCTACACCAGTTGACCCCCGGTTAATCCGCACGTTAGACGTCTGTCAGCCCCTTGGTTTACACCGCCAAGTGCAAGGTTCATGGACACGTCCTCACGTGTGAGCCCCCTTGTCCTGGGGCCCCCGGCCACAGCAGGCCGGACTATGCCAAGTTTAATCTCCAGGCGGGAGCCTCCCGCTTAAGGTCCGGGCAGACCCTGCGGCAAGCCGCACGCATTTAAGGTCCGCGGAGACCCCCCTAAGGGCATGTGACATCACGTGAGCAAGAGCTGGCCAATGCCGCGCGCGAGCTGGTAGCTCGCGCGGACTCCAGCCACCAGTGAAGCAGTGGGCGCGCGGCCCCAGTGCTCACGTTGTACCACCACTCGCCAGTGCGCTGGAGCGCGTTGACGGCGGAGGCCAGTGTGAAGTTGGGGGTCGGCTGCACGCGACCCTGCAGGCCGCTGGTGAACTCAGGCTCCCACTCGTAAACGGTGGTGAGCTTGAGGCGGATGCCCGCGCCCGCCGGCAGTCCGGTAGCTGAGTAGCACAGCGCCGGGATCTGCCCCGTGTGGGATATGAGGTTGGTGCTAACCGCTGGATCAAACCAGTAGGCATTGTCGTCGGTGGGTCGGAGCTTGATCTCCACCACGCCATCGGGCGTACGCGTCGTGCGGCAGCAGAGCGCGCGCATCTTGGCCGCCGAGTTGACGCCCACCAGTGCACCGGCGGTGGTCTGGCCCACAGAGATGATGCCCGAGCGATTCTGCTCGGAGCCAACATACTCAATCTGCAGGCAGGCCGCCACTGCGCGCACGCGGTTGGCGCTCGCGGTAAGGAACGCGTACCCAGGCTGCGCATCGCGCACAGGCACGAGGTTGGTGGTGGTGGTGTCGCTCACGAGCGCGACGAGTCCATCCTCAGTAAGCAGACCGCTGTTGATGCCCGTGAGGGCAGTGGCGGTCGTCACGAATCCGGGAATGAACGCCCCAAAGGAGCAAACGTTGCCGGACGGCGAGGTCGAGGTCATACCGTCCCACTCTGCACGAAGCAGGTACCCGTTGGCGTTGCTACCGTAGGGCGCGTGGGTCAGCGGCGCGTTGCAGGGGTCGCGCAGGAGGTTAGCATATGCCAGCATACTGCCATCAGGTCCGCCAGCGATGGTGCGAGGCACTCGCTTAGCGACCGACGCAGGCTTCTTGCGGCCCTTGCCGCTCTTGCCCATTGCCTTGGCACGGCGCGCCATAGCGCCGGCTGGGCCCCAAGCAGAACTGCTTGCTCAAGCAGCGGGGGCTCCGTAGCTGTCACTTCGACCACGTCGACTGCGCAATGCAGTCTTGGCACAGCAGGTGCAGAGTGGTTGGCGTCCACTTTGCAGCCCGCACGTCCTCCCACCCATGGCGCTGGCTGTGGATGGTAGGGCCGATGAACGCAGCTGTCTGCCGTTCGAAGGCCCGCTGTACGGCTGGGGAAATGCCGAATGCGAGATAGAAGCTGGCCCGTGTGGCCGGGGAGATCACCACCTCCGTCGGGAGGCGCGTGAGAGCATCCGCGCCGCCTGCCAAGGCGCGCGCGTGCATCGAGAAGCCAGTCTCGTCCAGATGCCGCATGACGGAACGGCGACGAGGGGCCGTGCCCGACCTGTACATAAGGCGCGAGTAGTGGTCCATCATGGGCGTGCCGTGGTACATATGTACTGAGCTCAAACCCATGGCCCACATCTGCGTCCCCCATGACTGCGGACTCGCCCACTTGCCGCATCCACTACCCGCCTTAGCGATGTGGACCTCAGGGCGGCGCACAAAGCGCCACCCATCATGGTGCAGCACTGGCTGGAACTGGCAAAATACGATGCGCTCGAATACCACCGTGAACGACTCTTCGCGAATGCTGAAGCCGTACTTCAGGTACTCCTCTTGCAGCTTGTCTCGGAGCAGTACTGCATCGCGCCGCTCGCAGATGATCACGGTGTCGTCACCATCGTTGAGCAGCTCGACCGTCACGCCGAGGCCCGCACAAATGTGCAGAGTGAGGTAGCACATGATGAGCGAATTACCGAGAGACGTGTTCATGTCCCCGGACTGTCGCACACCCTGGACCCCCCAGGCGACGCGTGTTCCATCACGCATACGCGCCGACCCCCGGTTGAACAACTGTTGCCGCAGCATCCACGCAAGGTAAGGCGAGCCGAATACTGTATTGTACACGACATGCTCAAACTCTGCCATGGCGTCACGGCTCACGTGCTGGTCGAACCTGTTGCCGTCCAGGCCAATGGCACATGGACTGGCGAACTGTTGCCATTTCTGGCGTGCGATGTTTCCACGCTCCCGCGGATTGTAGCCCTTCAGGACTTGGGGAAGGTCCGTCTTCGTCCAGCCCCGTTCCTTGGCAATGACCGCGATCCCGCCAAAGACGTGCTTTTCGATAACCGCTAAGTAGCGCCCCAGCTCAAGGCCGAAGCGCGGCATACGGGTCGAAATTAGCCTTGGCACCGGTATCTTCATGGTGCCGTCTGTGGTCTCAACCTTGATAAACCCGCGTATCATGCTGTCGGCCGCGGTGAGCACTCGCGACTTCAGTGACAGCGCGGCCCGGAGGTAGCGAGCTCGCTTCAACCCCGCGTATCTGGCCACGAACGCCATCCGAGACATGGGTGCGTAGCCACGCGGTTTTAGAAGTTTGATCGCCTCCCCCAAGGCCACGGCCCCGGTACGCAGCGACCGCCAAGCACCAGGAACGGGCTGTGGCGGCCGGCTAAAGCCGGTCTCGGTTTTCACGAGAAAGCTGCGCTCCATGACAGCGCGGACAAGATTGTGGCCGCAATGATGAAAAGCGGCAAAGGCACCCTGCGCCCCGACCAGGGAACGGTGGTAGCGCTTGTGCTGTAGGCATACCGTGGGCAGCCTGTCAATGCGGAGGTACTCTCCCCTACCGAACTCGATGGAGTGATCGGGAGCACCAGCGCATATAGTACTGCCACGGCACCGTCAGGTCTCAGGTTGGCCCCCCCTGGGGAACAACAGCCACGTCAGCCACCAGGACTCGCCCGATCGCTTCCATAGCCGCACACGCCAGCGCACGAAAGTGCTGTGCCGGGCTGCCGCGCGCGCCATCAACTCACGCCGGTCCGGGGTGAGGACTGCTGCGACGCATATGTCCAGCTCATCAGCAATCTGCTGCTCGGTCATGCCGCGGACGCCCCACGACCTCATGGTCTGTAGGACGATACCACG